CGGTGCAACGACGGAAGATGATCGTCATGCCCTGATTCGTGAAAATCGGCTCGGGCGCGTGAATGAACTCAGCGTAGTGCTGACCCTTCTTCTCCAGAGGATCGGCGCAATCCACATCGAGCTTGTACGCACCAGTCACCCACTGCCACTCGCCCATGTAGTTGGTCGGCATCCAGCTCAAATCACCAACACGGTTCACAGGACGCACAATGTGCGACTTGAACACATACGGGGTGACAACGAACGCAGCCTCGAACGGAGCAGTCACCCAGCTTGAGTTGACGCTGAACACCGTACCCTTCGTGCCATTGGCGCTGGTAAACGGCTGAACCAGCGTGTACTTGCCACCAGCGTAGGTGTAGCGGGGCGGGAACAGATTCGGCACATGCCGGAAGTTCTTAATCACCCGATTCGCGCCAATGCGCTTGAGCAACTCAGCGCCGCTGCCGCTGCCCATATCAGCCTGACGCAGATCCTCACGGAACGCGGGGTTGTTCTGAGCGATGCGCTGCGAAGCCTCCAAGCCGATGTAGAGCGGGAACACCGGGCCGTCGCTGCTGTAGCTGATGAAGCCAGAGCTATCAGGATTCGTCGCACCATTGCGGATCAGCGTGGCGGCGGCGACATCGAGCATCTCCTGAGTCAGCTCGGAGGTGGACTGATTGAGCGCCTGACCAGCGGAGCCGGTCTGAATCCAGGGCAGCTCATTCACGCCAGACGGAATCGTCTCAACCTGAGTAAAGGACGAGTCGGCCACAGCCTTGATGGCGTACTTGGCGAACATGTTCTGGTAACGGGTTTCCCAAGAACGCTGAGCGCGGATGGAGAGCTTCTCAAGGTACACGCGCAAGAACGCCTCGACGCGATGATCGAAGGTCAGATCGTCCTTACACAAGAGCGGACCTTTGAGGGCGAAACGCTCAGGACTCCAGGTGACGGCATTGTAGCCGACCGGAACGTCATTGTAGGTGACATCGCAAGCACCACCGTTATCACCAGGATTACCGCTGGCGAGCGTGATGGCCGACCACTCCTCAGCCGCAGTCGGCTCGATGGAGGTGGTGGTGAACGAGGTCTGGGTCAGACCAGTACCCTGAGGATACTCGCCGCGCTCAATCATGTTGAGCCACATCGAGCGGTACGAGGCGCGTTTATAAACGTCCTGCGCGAGCGACTCAGTAGCCACCGCGAAGGCGTTGAAGACATTAGGACAAGCCATGAGATTATGAAATTAAACCGACGTTATCTGCGTTATGGTTGGCCATCCATCCACCACACGGTGGCTGATTATCCAACCTGCTACACGCGGAGTGTCATTGCCGCTTAGACGGTTTTGCGATGGCTGACCAAGCCTCCGCATTGCTTAAGGTCGTTACGCGCACTGACGCACAAGGGCGACTAAAGTGTCAATCACAATTAGTAATTGGCCTCAAACTCATCGGTCAGCTCCGATTGCTCCGCCATGTAGCTCTTGTATCCACAAAGTAGGCCAAGTTTATGAGGTTGGATGATATGCTCCTTCGCGATGACTCCACGGAATGTGTACGGACCTGGAAAAGTTCCTGTCATCAGAGCGTAGAAGTCCACTCCGTCGGTTTTCAACCCTTTGCGCGCATCGACCAATAGCTTTCCATTGTCATACTTGGTCGTTTTAACATCGATGCAAAATCCCGGTGGCGGCGGGACAATCGCGTCATAGAGCGGATGCGGAGGATTACGATCCGTATCCAGATCAGGATAAACATTGAACAGCTTGCAGAAAGCTAACTCGCCGCAGATTCCCTCAAGATCGACCGTATGCGGATCTTCCGCACTGATTTTTAGGTTCACCACGTTGAAATATCGATTCTTACCATTTCGATTCTTGGCTACGAAATGGGCGAGCTTACGCTCCGCTGTTGAGAGAGAAATACTTTGACCAATTTTGATTTTGTTTAGCATGGTCAAAAAGGCGGAAAATTTTTGAGGGGGGTATCGTAAACGAAGCCCACCCCCAAAAGGGGGCTGTACCCTGCCAGTCCCCATCGCCTATTCCCCGGCCGAAAACAATCCTTTTCTGTCATTAGCAAATCTAATCCCAACTATAAGTCCGCCCGTCTTGCACAGTCACTGTTATATTCACTTGGTTTCGGATTCGCTCACGACTTGCACCTCCGCGATTCTGTCAGGCATCGATCCGAGTAGATTGATTGAGACGGACGCTTGTTCCCCTTGTTCGCTCCATCCGAATACCAACGCACTACGCTTCGCCACGCTTCCAAGGATAGTCTCTCTCACGCTTTCGTCCTTTATCCCGTCCAATGCGTAGCTATCGATCCTTTCCAACGTGCTGGCGGCATCAGCCGCGAGCTTAGAGCGGACAAGCGCAGACAGACTTTCCAATGAAACACTTTCCTTTGAGGAAATAGTGTTTCGCATTTCCCGCTTCACCTTGGTGATTCCTTCCTTGCTCGCCTTGCTGGTCAGCGTTGCAAAGTTTAGCCTCAATTCGCTTCCGATTGCTTTCCAAGTCTTTCCCGATAGGTAAAGGGCTTTGGCCTGATTCCATTGGTTCTCTGTCATACAAGGTACTTTGCCAAGCAAGGTAGGTTTCGGCAACTTGCTTTCCCCACCACGTTTCCCCGCCTCAAAAATCGATTTTTGACTTCGCCAGTCGTTCCACTCTCAAAAATTTTTCACGCATTTTCCCCAGCAAATCCCACCGTTTTCCCCTTTCCTAAAAATATTTTTACTTTTCTTTTGACTTCTTTTTCCGTTTCCACTAGTCTGTCCGCCGTGAAAAGCACCCTGCGTCAAAAATTCCTTAGCCTAGCCTTTCAGGCCTTGGCATATGCTGTCGTTTCCTACGCTTTCTTCCTCGTTTTCTTCCGTTCCCAATTCTAACCCTCAACCGATCAAATCCCATGAACGTTCACCTAACTCTCAAATCATCAAACGTCAAAACCGGCCCTATTCCGGTTTCAACGTCGGCCGCCGATACCTGCCCGGAAGCCTGCCCATTCAAGAAAGACGGTTGCTATGCTGACTCCGGACCGCTTGCGCTTCATTGGTCTAAAGTGACAAGCGGTCAACGCGGTTTTGATTGGTCCGCCTTCCTGTCCAAAGTCCGCTCTTTCCCAGCTGGTCAATTATGGCGGCATAATCAGGCGGGTGATTTACCGGGTGTTGGTGATTCAATTGACGCAACCGCACTAGACGAACTTGCAACCGCCAACACCGGCAAACGCGGTTTTACTTACACCCATAAACCGTTGACACCCGACAATCTGTCCGCAATTCGGACCGCCAATGAGCGCGGTTTCGTTGTCAATCTGTCCGCCAATTCGGTGTCGCATGCTGACACCCTTGCCAAGACAGGCCTCCCGGTTGCGGCCGTTGTCCCTCAGGACAGCGCGGACCGTTTCACCACACCCGATGGAAACCGCGTAGTTATCTGTCCGGCCCAAAGGGTTGACGGGATATCCTGCAACACGTGCCGCCTATGCGCGAAAGGAAACCGTGGGTTCATTGTCGGTTTCAAGCCACACGGAACGGGTGCCAAACGGGTGCAACGCATCACAACGGCCGGAAATTGACGGTCCGCTTCAATCTATCCGAAAGGGTAGGTTGACGCGTCTCTTCAATCTCAATCTCAATCAATCAAAACTCAATCCATCAAATCCAATGATCAACCGATACCCCGGCCAATGCGTCCAATGCCACGAATACGTTCCCTCAGGCTTAGGCACCGTCTCAAAACGCAACCGCGCATGGCGCATAGACTGCAATGCATGCACCGGCCGCATGCCTGAGAATTCCGGCCTTGTGTGCGTCAAACTCTCCTCCGGTTGGACAGGCACGCGCAATGCGCGCGGCCGCTGCGAGGATGCGCCGTGTTGCGGGTGCTGCTCTTTCTAAGTCTCAAAACCCAACGAATAAAACACCATATGACACACTGGACATTTGAAACGATAGAATCGGCCGTCGACTTTTCGCGCTTATTTAATCAATGGGGCGCGCGCCGGAATAACGGGTCGACGATAGCCTTTCGCGATGGCAAGACCGTCACCCTGCGGCCGGAGTTTGACTCCAAGGAAACACGCCGCGAATTCCTTTATCTGAAAGGATTTTTCGAATGAAACTTGTCGAATTCCTACGCGCGCGCGCCTTCGAAGAGCCGTTCCTGATGCATTCTGAAAAGTGGCAGTTCGTCACGATCAGACGCGCGGACGGAGCCGAAGACATCGGTGTCTATCGGTTCGCGACGGACTTGTGTTACGACTACGCGGACTTCCGCGCGCATTTCAACCTATCCTAAACCATCAAATCAAAACCATGAAAACCATTGACGATAGAAACGAAGAGCAAAAGAAAACTCACCTTTGGGCAATTGTCGCCAAGGACCGCGCAATGTCCTATTGGGGCGGCGCGCAAGGCGGTGTCTCACGCTGCGCGTGGGCTGTTCCATTCGCAGATTTGGACAAGGTAGACAGATGGGTACGCGCGCGCAGCGACATGTCCTATGTGCGGCCCATTGCCTTGGCAAACTATCGCGCGCCAAAAGGAACGGCCCATCTTCATATTTACGCGGTCGACCAGAATCATCCCGCGCTGAAAGCCTGACCTATCCTCCGCGCATCACACGCAAGTGTGCTGCGAAAGGGTAGGCCAATCTATCCGCAGCAATTAATCCAATCCAAAGCATGAAAACCATTCACGAAATCATCCAAGAAATCCAATTTTTCGACCCTGCAATCCGCGCATTTGACGCGCACGACCTACCGCAATCCGTCCGCGCGTACCTGCACCACAACTACCGCATGGACGCGCGCCTGACGGACGAGGAGCAACAACTTGTTGAAACCTCATTCGAGCCGTTCGCCGACAACATCCGCGAAGCATTTCAGGACGATCCAAGGCCTGACGCAACTCGGTTCTATCTGTTCGACGATCTTAGTCTGTACGTCAAAACGAATGCCGGACCGGAGCTATGGGCCGACGCGCAGGTATTTGTCGTCGAACGAATTCTCCCGAGCATGCGCCTGACGCGCCTTGAAGCGGACTTGATGCGTGAAATCGGAATGGACGATCAAGTCAGCGAGGTCCGCGACGACTTTTTCTCCTCCTTCGCGCATGTCCTGCACCGCGACTGCGGAATCCCGCATTGCGACGCGCGCGAGCATTGGAACGCCTATGCGCGCCAGCTAGGCGACTCCGCGTGCGAAAGCATCGTCCTTGGCGGCGGCGAATCAGGCCGCGCGGAAGGCATTCGTTTCGCGTCTGAGTACACCGTCAAAGCCTAAATCCCATGCGCTACAAAATCCAACTCTCAACCTCAACCGGCGGCTGGTCAGACCTCCGCGAATCATCCGACGACGGCCAGACCTATGAAACCTGTCTATTCCCCACGCGGAACGCAGCCCTCGCCGCGCGCGATGAGTTTGGCGAACTGTCCGAATTCCTTGAAACGCTCCGAATCGTCCCCGCCGAAACCCCCGAAACCGAGAACATCTACGCATGAAACCCCAATTCACCCCCGGCCCTTGGCTTGTCCGATTCGACGAGGATCGATTCGACTCGAAACTGTCTGTCCTTGAGGTCATCGATGGAAGCGAGGCGTCATTAAATCATCCGCAGGGCGAACTTGTTCTTGCGCGAGTCAATGTCAGCGCGTTTGCGCCGCACATGGACGAACCGCTTGCCAACGCGCGCTTAATCGCCTCCGCGCCTGAATTGCTAGCCATCGTCCGCGCGTTACTTCCTCACGCGAACAACGAATGGACGCGCCTTGACGATCTGGCGCACCGTGGAAACCGGGAAAGCGAGGATTCGGCAATGGAACTCGACCGGCTAATCGAACACGCGCGCGAAACCATCGAAGAGATAACTGGAGACAACGAATGAAAACCCATACCCCCGGCCCTTGGCGGACAACCGGCCTTAATGTCCGCGCTGGCGACGCTCTTATTTGCTACGCAACCAACCATTGGGCGGACGATGAAACACCAGAATCCGAGCGACAGGCCAATGCCGATCTAATCGCCTCCGCCCCCGATCTTCTCTCCGCTCTGGAACGTCTCGCGCACCCCATGGCCGACGATGAGGACTTGGACTACGCGCGCGAGGTAATTGCCAAGGCGAAAGGCCAGTGATTCAAACCGGGGGTGCGCGCATCCGTTCCACGCGCAACAAATCCAACGAATAAACCTCAAAACCGCATCAAATCATGCATCCATTGCTCTTATCCGCGCTTATCCAAGTCGAATCAAACGGAAACGACCATGCGCGCGGCAAACACGGCGAACTTGGCGCGCTTCAGATCAAATCGATCATGGTAAGAGATGTTAATCGCATCATGGGAACGCACTACGCGCACGACCAAGTCACGAATCGCGCCATCTCAATCTTCATCGCGGAAAGCTATTTCGCGCATTACGGACGCAATCTCAGCGACGAATCTTTAGCTCGACTCTGGCAAGGTGGGCCAAAAGCCCTTAAAAGATCATCCACGCGCGCCTATGGCCGCCGGGTTATGCGCGAGCTTGAGAAACAAACCGCCAAAGAATCCTTGCAAGTTGCGACTCGAAACGAAACTCGACAGTAAAAACCCTACTTTCACCGCACGGTAAAACAGCAGAAACCAATGAAACTAACCATTCAGTCCAAACAGAACGCTCAGACGATCATCGATTTGTTCAATGCAATCATCAATGGCGAGATAGAGGAGCATCAGGCGACGCCGCTCAGCATCTACGATGAGGAAAAGCACATTTGCAGCATCGTCGCGGCCAACGGCGAGCAGATTCTTGAGCTGATCATCGAGCGGGAGGAGGGTGATAAGATCATCCAGCAGGGCGAACCGGAGACGTTGCAATGACAACCGCAGAACTAGAGGCGCGCAACATGACGCACGATGAAATGGTGGGGCTGCTTTGTCGGCTTGAGGATGCCTCGTACATTCCGCCGATTACCATCACGCGAGAGATTTTGCATCGCATGACCATCGCGGAACGAATCGCAGATCGTCTTGAAGACTCTCTTTTCTACGCGCGCATGTACAAGGATGCGAGCGACGATGGCCGCACGCGACGGGAGGAGATGATTGACGATGCGGTCTATCTTATCTCGCTCTTCCGCAATGGAGGAATCTATCCATGAGCAGCCGCAATCTCTTCGCCCCGCCCCGCTTCAAGGTTCAAATCAGCGGCGCGATTGGCTGGTCCGATCTAAAGGAACGGGTCGTCCGTTTCGAAACGCTCGAATTCCGCGCGCGCAAGGATGCTGAGGCGACGGCTAAGGAACTGAATCCCGGCGAGTACACGCAAGGTAGGATTCGCGTCGTCCCGGTCGAAGTGCCGGAGGATTATGATGTGTATCCGACGCCCGAAAGGTCCAAACCATGAGCGACATTCGAGATGAACTGGCCGAAATCGATCCTGACCTGCTTCTCATGGATGGATTCGATGACTGCATCATCGGCATCTGCGAGTCGTTCGGGGGCGTCCCGGTCGTCGCCTACGATTACGACAAGGTGCTGGCCAACCTTCAGGCAAGCGGGATGACCTACGAGGAAGCGGTCGAGTACCATGAATTCAATCAAGCCGGAGCGTACGTCGGCGAGCGGACTCCGGTGTTCATTCGGCGAATTCCCAGCTAACTTTTCAAATCCACCCCGCGCACCTAAGAGGCAGGCCATTCTACCCCTATTCTTGAGCATGAAAACCGGTCAGATTCAAAATTCGCTTCTAGCGGCAGAGAGATGCCAAACTGCATCCACAGGCCGTTCGCGCATCAAAATCGCTCTACGGGGCGTTTCCGCTCCATTAAACAGCATTCTCGAATGTCGATTGAGCGATACAAACGCGTTCCAACCCTTATTCCGAAACGGAAGCGGCACCGCCCTCAAAGGCGGGGAGCAAGCTTTCCGTTTTCGGAATAAGCCTCTCCCCTTTTTTAGAAAGGGGAGGCTTATCTTTAGATGAGCTAGGTAGACCAAGGATAACCTAGAAATAGCCATTGGTAGATTTCCGTTGACAAGAGGACAAGGTAGAGTTATCCATTTTCCACCATGAGTTACCTTCCAAATGGTTCGACGCTTCGAGCGACGTTCCGAGAAATGCCGCCCAAGAAGCACAATCTAACCCTCGAAAAGTCGGAGTTGCTGGCCTACATCGTCGAGACGATTGGCGGCGGTGTTGCCGAGGCGAACCGCGCGTTCAATTCGATGCGGAACGTGAAGAGTCAGGTGCTAGTCTTTGATCGGATCGAACGGGTCTGGCATGGCTGCGACTGGAAGCCGTCCGATGAGGAGGCGCAGAAGGATCTTGAATCGCGCAAGCTGTCGGATATCCGGCGGGAAATCGCCCAGCTTTGGAAGGCCATCAATGCCCTGCGTAAGGCGAGGCAGCGGAGGAGGAGTCAGAAGCAGGAGAAGGCCAATGAACCACCCGCTGAAGTTAAGCCAACAGAGCCAGACCGCCCATCACTGTCCGAGGAATTCGCCAAGTTGTTCCCTGAATTAGCCGACAAATAACTGATTACTATGGAAACCGAAAAATCATCCGTGTTGAAAGAACAGTTGGAAAAAACCGCCACGATGTTCAAGCGAATATCTGAGAGCGTTGATCGCATCGAAAAAACCTTGAAGGAGCATGAACGCAAGATCGATGAAGCGTTGAAGCGTTCATCTTATCAGGAGGACGACGACGACTCTTTCGAAGGCTTCGGCCCGAAGCCAGAGTGTCAGCCGTTCAATCCGAACGCCGAAACGTACACCCTGGAACTCCATCACGGCCCATACACAATCCGACGCGACGACGGCGAATCCGACAAGGAATGGCAACGCCGCAAAGATCATCTCATGGACCAGCGTGTCACGTTCCTCAATGGCAGCGGACAGAACGGAACGCCAGAGCAAGTGGCCCACCTTCAGAGAATCGAGACACGACTAGGACGAAAAATTTTCAAATATCCTCTTGCAACGACTTGAGACAACTGCAACACTACGTCCGCAACAATGACCAATTTTCTGCAATCGGGAATAGTGCGCGAAGAGAACTCGCGACGGGGTTTTTAATTGGATTTTTATCCCTGATTAAACACCCGATTGCAGTCGATTTTTGAATGAAAGCTTATACGGCCAAACAAACGGCAGCGATGCTTCAAATCTGCACCGAGACGCTAAGGCGAATCGTTCGCAATGACGGCATCCAGCACAGGAGAATTGGCCGACGAATCCTTTTCACGGAAGCCGACATCGCGGCGATTCTTGAGAGTCGAGCAATGACCGGAGCTGTGAATCCGTACGCAAAGAAGACAAACAAACAACCGCAGATAGAGAATACAACCTATGAGCAACCAAGCAGCAACATTGACGGTGGTAGCACCGTCGCAGCCAGCGCCGCAACCCCTGGGTCCGACCAGTCCTGACTTCTACGACCGCATCGACAGTCCGATGGATGCGGTGAAGACGATGGGCGACTGGATTAGCCACTCCGGCATGTTCGGATGCGTCAAGCCTGAGCAGGGCTACGTCCTCGCTCTGGAATGCATCGCAAGCCGAATGACTCCGCTCTCATGGAAGCGCGAGAATCATTTGATCAATGGCAACATCACGATGAAGAGCGAATCGATGCTCTCCGGTCTGATGAATGCCGGATGGGATATCGACTGGGTGCAGTTCGACATTCAGGCCGCAATCGCCGACTTCAGTAAGGGTGCGAAGAAGGTTCGCGTCTCATTCACCGCAGATGATGCGAAGCAAGCTGGACTTATCCCCGCAAAGCCAGGAAGCGGCTGGGCAAAGTTTCCTGCTGAGATGCTCCGCGCGCGTCTGATCAGCAAGGCGACTCGCATGCTCGATCCGCGAATCACGCAAGGCCGCTACACCCCCGAGGAGGTGGCAGACTTCTCCGCCACCCCATCAGCACCCGCTCAACCCGCTCCGACGCGCCAGACGGTCAATGTGACGCCGGAATCAACCTTCTCGCTTGTAGAGAAACTGGAGCAGATTCTTGAGCCACATTCCGAGACAGCGAATGCGTTTCTCATCAGCAAGAACCTCATCAAGGAAGGTCAGAACTTCCGCGATGTCAGCACCAAGGTGGCCAACATGATCGTCTCCGATCCTGACAGCTTCATCATCAAGGCCAAAGCGTTCTCCAGCCCGACAATCGAATGAGCATTCAAAACCGACACGTTAACTGGGACATGCCAGCCGAGAAGTATCACGCCGTTGATGCGCTGAGCAAAAGCATGATGTCCAAGATCCTCAAGTCCCCGGCGCATTACAAAGCCGCGCTAGAGGAGCATCAGGAGCCGAGCAAGGCCATGCAGATGGGTACGGCGATTCACACCGCTGTTCTCGAACCGCACCTGTACTCGCAGGTTGTCGCCGTGATTCCACCGGACATCGACGGTCGGACGAAGGAGGGCAAACAATGGAAGGAACAGCACAAGAGCCGCATCCATCTCAGTCACGCTGAGGACATCGATGTGCAAGGCGTGGCCAACTCTGTTCGTCGCCATCCGTTCTGGGACATCATTCATCTCAACCACAAGATCGAAGCCAGCGTGTTTGCCGAGGACGAGGAAACCGGCATTCCCCTCAAAGCTCGCCCTGATCTTTGGGTCGAGGACCACACCCTGGTCGATGTGAAAACAACGGACGACGCATCGCCTGAAGCGTTCAGCCGCACGATTACCTCGTTCGGCTATCACATTCAAGCCGCGCATTATCTTGCCATGACCGGAGCAGAGTCTTTCATCTTCGTTGCCGTCGAACGTAAAGCCCCGTACGCCGTTGGCATCTACAGGCTCGACATCGAATGGCTTCAGGCCGGTGAGAACCTTCGCAGGAAGGCAATCTCAACGCTCCACGAATGCCGCGCACTGGACAGTTGGCCATCCTACCCAACGACGACCATCACACTTTCATGCCCAAAATGGGTGCTGAATAAATCGGAAAACTAAACCTAACAATTATGTTCAAAGTCAATCGCAAGGACGCCGGAGGCAGCTACATCAATGCTGAAGGCGAGTACACTGTCACCGTGATGAAGGTCGAGGAAACGCTCGACGCCAAGGGCCGCGAGGTCTGCAAGGTGACGTTCGCAACCGAAGACGGATCGAGCATCGCCGACCGTTTCATCAATCAGGAAAACGTCTGGTTCCGCGTCAACCAGTTGGTTGCCGCCACCAACCACAATGTGCCGGATGGAACCGAGGTGGACTTCCTTGGCAAGAAGGGAAGCTACGCGAACTTCCTCAAGTCGATGATCGGTCTTGAGCTTACAATCGTCGTTCGCGCTGAAGAGTACGACCTGAATGGCGAGAAGAAGAAGGCGTATCGCATCAAGGCGATGAAGCCTGCTGTGGCCACGGCCCCAGAAGAAAAGCCGTTCTAATCCAAAACAGGGAGGGGTGCGTATTCCCTGATAACGCACAACCAATTCTAACGCATCCAATTCGTATCCATGAAAGTCAAACTTGTAGCTATCACCAAACCCCTTGTCGGCGACGGTACAATGACCGCGTCCGATTTCATCACGTTCGCCGCCCGTGTCAGCAATCCGAGCAATCAGATGAGCTTGCTCACCGCTCCGAAACTACTGGCCTACTGCATCAGTCATGGCCATTGGAGCATCTTCGAGCAGGCGTCTATGACAGTCGAGATTCAGACGAGTCGTGCTATCTCCGCCCAGATCATTCGCCATCGCAGCTTCTGCTTCCAAGAGTTCAGCCAGCGATATGCACCGACCGATACTGCCGAGCTGGTTGAGCTTCGCACCCAGGACCGTGTTAATCGCCAGGGAAGCGGAGAGGTTTATCCGCAAGAGTGGGCCAATGAAGTTGTCGCCAAGTCGGTCGATCTGGCTTTCAGGACATATCGAACGCTGATCAATGAGGGTGTGAGCCGAGAGACTGCTCGGATGGTTCTTCCGCTCTGCACGCATACGACACTCTACATGACCGGCAACATCCGCTCATGGATTCATTACTTCGAACAGCGTTGCGCCAAGGGTACACAAAAGGAGCATCGCGACATCGCCATTGCCATTCGCGACACGATCTTCGCCATTGAATTCTCTCACATTCACGCGGCATTGGAGGAATCGAAATGAACAATAACCAGTCAGAAACTGTGCGTCTCACGTTCAAAGGACTGCTGTCGATCTATCTACCCGAGAAGACGATGATGGAGGTCTACAATGCAACCGAGCTGTGCTGCCGAAGGAACAACTGGGGAATCGCAATCGACGAGGAGAACACATTGGACTTTGTGGAAATGCAACGAGTGGAGGAATCGAAATGAATATTGAACAAACAATCGAAGCCATCCGCGTCATGCAAGCATTTGTGGATAGGAAGGAATTAATATCAATGCGTACACCTGCTGTAACAGCAGATGATCCGTATTGGAACTGGGGTAACGACACAAAAATGTACCACATCAAACCCACCGCAACGCTCCGCCCGTGGACTGCGGATGAGTTGCCGCTGGGTGCGTGGATGAGGAAGAAGCAGGATGTATCACGCCGATGGGTTATAATTGACACAGGGAATGAAATTTGGCGACAAACTTGGTTTGAAGACCACGAACACTCCATCGACAAGGGCGTCACATGGCTCCCGTGCGGGGTGATGGAGGAATCGAAATGAGCAACCAACCAATCAACGACGGAGGACCGTTTTCCGTTGACTCTGCGGTTTAATTTGCCACAGTGAGCGCGTGAAACAAATCACGCTCATTGCACCGCTTAAATCCTACTCT